TAAAAAGCAAAAGCCCATATTATATGCTAAACGAAGAGGTATTGAAATTCCCGACACCACAAAGCAGGGATTGGAAAGGGAAATCTCAAAGAGGAAATTACGAGAATGGCACAAAGGACTGTTTGCCAAATGCCCTGGGTGGTTCCTTGAACCCGACGTGGGTAGATTGGCTCATGGGGTACCCCATAGGGTGGACAGACTCAAAGCTCTCGGAAATAGTATTGTCCCTCAGATAGCAGAGCTATTGTTTAGACAAATTGGAGAAAGGTAGAATCGACAGAATAGAGGAGGTAAAAGGATGAAAGAGCGACCTATTATTTTCAGTGGTGAAATGGTGCGAGCTATACTTGACGGGAGGAAAACGCAAACAAGGCGGGTGATAAAACCACAACCTGATTATGCTATTCTCAAAGAAGGAACCGAACTTGAAGCACATAAATGTCCACAATTAGCACCTGTACATTCAGGACGCAAAGAATGGGGTTTATATAGAGTACCTTATCATGGCAGAGATGTACCATGTTTTTCCTTTGATTGCCCTTATGGCAAACCGGGTGACCGATTATGGGTAAGAGAAACATGGGCAAGATTTAAAGGAAATGTATTTTATAAACAGGAGGGAAGTAATAATCATCTTATTGAAAAAACGGTAGGTTGGACTCCATCTATTTATATGCCTCGATGGGCTTCTGGGATTGCCCTTGAAATAACAAGTATTCGAGTTGAGAGAATACAGGAAATAACACCTATTGATGCTCTCGCCGAGGGGATTGAATATGAAAGATATGGACAGGGACTTGGTGATGCTTGTGATGAAGTGCGAATATTGCAGACGTTTCAGGAATTGTGGGATAGTATAAACGCAAAACGTGGTTACGGATGGTACGAAAATCCCTGGGTATGGGTAATTGAGTTTAAGGTGATCTGATGAGAGCTACTAAACATACAAGCTGGTTTACCTGCCCGACTTGTGGCGGTGAATATGATAGAGGATATACTATTGATTTTTATGATGGGAAACGCAAAACAATTTGTATGAAATGCTATGAATCTTTTAAAAAAATAAAGCGTATGGTTCGAAAGAGCGTAAACCTTAAAGAGGCGTGGAGAAAACTTGAAGATAAGGTAAAGGGGGAGGGCAAAAATGAAACAGTCTGAGAAGTATGAAATATTGCAATTTGCACTGCGTTATTGTTTCGAAGAGAACGGGATATATGAGTTAATTGATGACAAGCTATATCATATAGGTGATGCTAGGGCTACAGGACGGGAAATTAAGGATATATGGAATAAATTACTCTGGTTTCGTGATGAAGCACGTAACCGGGAGAAATTAGAAGAAGAAGGAGGACAGGATGAGTAAACAAGAGAAAAAAAGAAAGATTTGCCCGATGTTTTCAACTAATTCGGAATTATATGATCATTACTGTATCGAGGATAATTGCGTTTGGTGGATGGGATATAAAGACAAATGGCTGTGCACTTGATATATGGAGACAAGGTAATGAGTGATAATACGGCTTTTGCGGGATGTGCCAATAAACACCCTGCTATCAAAGAATAGTAGAGAGGCATCACTCTGGTTGGTGCGGGTGAAATGGACACGGGAAAGAATATATGATGCTCTTCTTTCCGGCACGCGGAGCTGGGTGGGGAATCCGGCCTACTATTCTTAATATATTAAGCTTAGTTGTGTAAATAAGGGTGCGACAGTGGCGGAATGGTAGACGCAAGGGCGACCGATTACCTCGTTGTACGCTATCGGGACTGGCTTGTATCAAGCCTTGGAAAAGCGAAACACGTATTGCAGGTTCGAATCCCATGTGCAGAAAGAGCTCGGGGTTCGTTAGACGTAACGAACGCTGGTGGCTTTTGCGGGATGTGCCGATAAACACCCTGCTAAACGTCCTTCTGTGCTGATAAGTATCCTTGGGTACTTCCGCAAGGGTAGGTACAGGAGTCAAGCCCCACGTGGCTCAATGCCCTGGTACCCATTGTGTGAGGGTGCTAGAGTACAGCACGGGTGAACGTCACTACCCGGTCACGTATGCAAAATCGTGTGTGAGTAGTGCGGTGACGGCACGAATCTTACCGTGGGGCTTATTTTTTATGGAAGGTAAATAATCATGACAATAGGATAACAGCGATGGAATATGATAATCTACCAAGAGAATTAGAATGCCGAATTTTTAAGCGGATAATGAAAATATTTGTTTATACGCACAGTGAAAATGCAATTAAAAGTATAGTCGAGGATGAAATTAAAAAATGGTATAAAGAGCAAGAAATTGTTTCTGTTAAGAGTATCCATGATTGCTGGACATAACAAACAATGGAGGATATAAAAAATGAGAATATTAATTAACATTACAATTGAAAATGATAAAGGAAGAAAAATTAAGGAAGATAGCTATTTATTGCTTGAATACGATAGATATGACATACAGAGAATGATTTTAGACCGAAGCAATGTAACAGATATATATGAGTTTAAACTTATTGCAGAACGAGATAATTCCAAATTGCATGGGCTAGAATAGATGAAATTTATAGATGGAGCTATTTAATATGTGGCTATGGTTGGAGGCAAAAATGAAAAAGAAACAAGACAAAATTCGTAATAATTACAAAAAGAAGTAAACAACAGGACAAACACTGTGTCGGTGACCAGTGCCTGTTGGAAATTCAACTAAGGGGGAAGTATAGCCTTTACCTGAGGAAGAAGATGTAGTGGTAGTGTACTCAAAAGCCCGCTGTCTATTAAAGATAGCGGGCTATTATTAACGGTTAATCTACACAATTAAAAAAATTGTTGCTATAATTATTATATTGTTATATACTAATAGTACTATCAGTAAAACAATTAATAAACAGTATATAAACAAACAAGGTTGTAACATGCCGAGACAGTTTGTAAAAGGTGACCCTCGAATTAACCGCAAAGGTAGACCTAAAAAAGAGTTTACAATAACTGATAAAATACGACAGATAATCCAAGAAAAAGACCCGCAACTGAAAAAGACCTACCTTGAGATTTTTGCTAGTACCGTGATTAAACGTGCAATTAAAGGTGACCCGACGTGTGTAAAATTAGTAATGCAGTATATCGATGGTATGCCTACTCAAAGAATAGAAATTAACGATAAACTTGAGGAAGCTATTGAAGCATTTAGAAATATTAAATAAAGAATAAATTGATGTGGATTATACAGAAAAGCAGAAAGAAATCATCCGGCACGAGAATAGGCATAAGCCACTTATTACGATTTGCGAGGGTGCGGTTCGGTCTGGTAAAACAATCATTAATATTGATCTATTCAACATACATATAGCCGAGAAACGATACAAACACGTTGACTATATTATCACCGGTTATACGATAGGATCGATTGAAAGAAACGTTATAAAGCCGTGGTCGGAAAGATGGGGGATAAGGCTAAGGTTAGATCAGCATAATCGTTTCGAGCTGTATGGTAATAGAGTAAACTGCTTTGGTGCTGATAAAGGCGATAGTTACAAACACATGACAGGGTTAACCTCGTATGGGTGGTACGGTACTGAGGTAACACTACAGAACTCGAATACGATAAATGAGGCGTTTGACAGAACGAGCGGTGATGGGTACAGGATATTCTGGGATATGAACCCGGATTACCCAGAACACCCGATAAAGATTAATTATATCAATCGGTCGGGTGAGAAACTACAAACAGGCCGGGAGCGAATAAAGGCATGGCATTTTCAGTTAGAGGATAACACGTTTCTAACTGGTGAGTATATAGAGAATCTTAAAAAGTCGACCCCCAGCGGTGTATGGTATGATCGGAGAATCAAAGGGTTATGGGTTGCCGCTGAAGGGCTTGTGTATGAGGACTGGAATCCGGAGGTACATCTTGTCGAGCCGTTTAAGATACCCGATGAGTGGCAACGGGTAATCGGTATTGATTGGGGATATACGAATCCTTTTGTTGCGTTGTGGGGTGCTGTTGATCCGGACGGAAGACTGTATATCTACCGAGAATATTATAAGAACCAGGTACTGATTAGGGAACATGCAAAGAAGTTACACAGGATGGCGTACCAGGATGGCTGGAAGGATGAGAAAGGAAAACATTCTCGTGAATACATATTCAATGTTGCTGACCATGATGCGCAGGATAATGCGGAATTAAAAAAGTACGGAATTAATACAAGGCCGGCGCAGAAGGATGTACAAATCGGTATACAGAAAGTAGCGGAAAGATTGAAGGTTCGGAAAGACGGAAAACCCCGATTAATGATATTCCGGGATTGTGTTAATCTTAAAAGAGAAATGGGTATGTATCGATGGACAGAACGGAAAGAGGGAAAACCCGTAAAAGAAGAGCCACTAAAAGTTGATGACCACGGGCCGGATGCGTTAAGGTATATGGTAATGGAACTTGATAATGAGAGATCACATGGTATATATATCTAATTATAGCAGGGCGAGAATATGGGAATAAAGAACAGATTAATGACGATATTCAGAAGACAAGAAAGGAAACAGGATGGGAAAGCTATTGGTGCAGGATGGAATCAGGTAGCAACGGTTATGCCGCAGGGTGATACTTTTCTGCACTTCCTGAGTTTGGCGAGTGAAGAGGATTATCCACAGTACATAAGAATACAAGACCCGTACCTTGATAATTCATGGGTATTTGCAGCAATACAGGTTATGGCAATTAACATGGCGCAGGTACCTTTTAAACTTTATAACGGTGAGAATGAGATCGAGGAAAGCGGGCAATATATGTGGTTGTGGAGGCTTTTTAACAATGTTGCGCCTTATTACAATCGGTATGCTTTGATCGAGAGTATACCGTTGTGGCTGTCGTTAAGGGGCGAAGTATTTTGGAGAATAATTCGGAGTGATCTAACTGGGCGGACACCGACAAGAATACGAATATTAGAGCCCGATTATATGCGGGAAATTGTACGGGATGGTGAAATCGTACAATGGGTGTATGAGCCTGTTAGAGGAAATAAAGATTTTATCGATCCGATAGATATAATACAATTCAAATACTACAATCCGTACAATCGATTCAGGGGATTGTCACCGTTGACGGCGGCAATGCTTGGGTTGCATATCGATTATTCGGCCGCCGCTTTCAACTATTACTTCTTCAATAACCAGGCGACACCGGGCGGTGTTCTCACAACCCCTTCAGAAACAATTACCGACAAAGAAAAGGATGCTATTGAATTACGATGGAAAAAGAAACATCGGGGGCTGAAGCGTACCGGGATAATGGCGGTGTTAAGCCATGGTGCGAAGTACGAGCAGATATCACTTGCACAAAAAGACATTGAGTATATCAATCAAAAGAAATGGGCAAGAGAAGAAGTATTTGCTGTGTTAATGGTTCCGCCGGCGTTGTGTCAGGTTCTCGAATACGCGTCGATAAAATCAAACATTAAAGAGCAGAGAATACAACTTTACGAGAACAATCTCATACCGAAGATGAAGATGGTAGAGGATACATTAAGGACTGATTTCTTTGGTAGAGAAAAGCTGATGGGGATAATGGGACGGTTCGACCTTGAGCAGGTCGAGGCGTTGAAAGAAAACCTAACAGAGAAAATCAAACATGCCCGGTTGTTATGGCAGATGGGATTTACAGCGAACGAGATAAATGAACGATTACAGTTAGGATTTGAGGATAAGCCGTGGCGGGATCAGTGGTGGACGACAGGAAACATGATGCCGATATCAGGGGATGGTTCAGAAGTGAAAGAGGCCAAAGAGACTAAAGATAAAATATTTGACAGGGAATATACGGAAGGCAAGAAGATATGGAAACGGTTAATACGTAGAGTAACACCGATTGAAAATGAATATGCAAAAAAGCTACAGGATTACTTTTACAAGATAAGGCAAGATGTATTGAGCAAGATACTTGGCGAAAAGAGTGTTCTGAAGAAAGAGATAAAAGCAGGTGGATATGATGTAAACGAATTATTGTTTTCAACGGAATATGATGCTATAATACAAGAAATAAGCAGGGGTAGTTTTGAGAAAGCGTATAGTTTGGGAATTGAATCAGTTGGTATCGAGACGACATTCAGTTTGACAAATGTACGGGCAATTGGTTCGCTGTCAAAAAGAATTAGGGCGATAAAAGAAATAAACGAAACGGTAAGGGAGCAGTTGTTGACGACAATGCAACCTATACTGAAAGAGGGATTGCGAGAGGGTTTAGCGTATGATACAGTTGCAGGGAAACTGGCAGAAGCGGCGAGAGGGGTATTGAATAATGCACGGAATCGGGCGAAAACCATTGCTCGTACTGAGATAAATGGAGCTATGAATCAGGCAAGGTATGATACGATGAAAGAAACAGGAATAGAGAAACACCGGTGGACAACGAGCCTTGATACGAAAGTACGTGATAGTCATTTAATGCTTGAAGGACAGGTGCGGTCGGTAGATGAATATTTCGATAACGGGTTACAATTTCCGCACGATCCGGCGGGTGATCCGGCAGAAGTCATTAATTGCAGGTGTATAGCAGTACCGGTTACAAATGAATAAAAGAGAGAGAAAAAGGGGAAAATTAAAATGGGAAAAATAGAGAAAGCATTAGTTAAATGCGAGATTAAAAAAACAGGTGAGAACGAATATAGTTTTATAATGAGTGATGAGACCATTGACCGGGATGGTGAGATAATAAAGGTCGATGGATGGGATATTAAAAACTACAAATCAAACAATATCCTGTTATGGGGACACAGGCATGATATTCCGGGAATTGGTGTTGTCGGTAAAGTGTTAAAAGAGGATGGGAAACTTGTTGCTAAAAAGGTTCGGTTCGCTTCGCCCGGTATTTATGAACTTGCCGATACGATACATGGATTGGTAGATGATGGGGTTCTGAAAGCTGTATCAGTAGGGTATATGCCAGTAGAGAGAGAATACCCGGAAATGGAAGATAATAATAAAAAGAAGAAGCCGAGAGTAGTAACGAATAAGGCTGAACTTTACGAATTGTCTATCGTGAACGTGGGATCGAATCCGAATGCATTGATGACGGTAAAATCGGCCGAGGCGAAAGCACAAAAAGGCTACACAGGTGATCCGGCGCAATACCTCGTAGAGGTAATGAATAAGCGGGTGATAAGTTATGCGGGTGCTCACAGCGGTGGAACACCGAAAGCATCGAGAGATGCTGAATGGGACGCAGCGGCTGAAGTTTCAAAGGCCGATGTCGATGATCTTAAAATAATGTGTGCCTGGATGGATAGTGAAAATCCGGACATAAAATCAAGTTACA